TCAGGGGCATTGCAGCCGCAGGCCCCGGCGCTGGGTGTAGTATTCCAGTGCGTCCCGCACCGTTTTTTCCGGCCAGCCGGTGGCCTCCGCCAGCTGCCAGGGTTCGGTGTAGCCGTCCGCCACCAGCTCCTGCAATTCCGAAAAGGGCAGGTAGTGCTCGTAGTGCCAGCGGTTGGCCCGGTCCTCGTGCTGGGCCACCAGCTCGAAGGGACTGTGCACCGCGTGGGTGGCCCCGGTGGCACAGTGGCCCACCTCATGGGCCAGCGCGGCGGCGTAGTCCGCCATGGTCTCGAACTGGTCAAAGTCCAGAAAAATGCCGTAGCGGCCGTCCATTTCCAGGGTGGCGGCGTCTGCAAAGCCGATGGAATAGGGGATCAGAGACACACCCAGATGGCGCGCGTCCTGATAAATCGTTGCCAATGATACCATGCGGCCCTCCCGGCGGTCAGTTCCCGCTGCCATGCTGCTGGGCCAGCTTGAACAGACGCGCCATTTCCAGTAATTTTTGCTTGTTTTCCTCGGTCAGGTCCTTGCTTTCGTTGTGCAAGGCATAGGTGAAGTCGTCGAAGGTGACGGTGGGCATGCCGTACAGATAGTTCATGTCCACCCCGAACAGGGCCGCGATGGCCTCCATAGTGGTGGTGTCCGGCTCGCGCTCGCCCCGCTCATACATGCTGATGGCGCTGCGGCTGATGCCCAGACGCTCGGCCAGCTGGGGCTGGGTGAGACCCTTTTGCAGCCGAAGCTGCTTTAAGATGGATGCAAATTGACCCATACGATCGACTCCTTTCCGGTTTCTGTATTGATGATAGCACGAAATGTGAATTTTGTAAAGAAAATATTCACAAAAGGTGTTGACACGATTCGTGAATTGATGTAGAATGAAGCCACCGAACAAACCGGAAGATTTTTCCATAAAATCCGGTTCGGTGTATTTTTTTATTTTATAAAGACACGAAACGTGACTTCATAAAAAGAATTATTTATTATACCACAAAAAGTGCCCGATAACTCGGGCCGCAAAGGAGGGCGATGCGGTGGGAAGCTGGCAGGGCCTCGGGCCGAACCGAGGCCGCTTTGTGAACGGGGCCGACGGCTTTGCCGTCGCCTGCCGGGGCTGCGGTATCCTGCAATGGGATGAGCGGGCGGCAGAGGCGGCGGAGTTCAGGGCCATGCTGGTGGAATGGTATTTTTCGGGCAACTGGATCTGGAAGGAGGAAACCGATGAACACGAAATGGACCTGGCGGGGCTGCGCGCACTGCCAATGGAAGCGGGACGGCGAGGGCAACTGCCTGCTGCCGGTATGTATGAAGCATGTGAAGAGCGGAAGGAAAAAGTACCATGAAAAACAGAACGGAGACCTTGGAATTTTTGCGCAGTTACCAGACCCAGCTGCACGAGGCGCGGCTGCTCAGCGAGCAGCTGCGGGAGCTGGAAGAGGTGGTCACCCGGATCACGCCTTACCTGAATCAGGGAGTGCAGGTGGTGCGGGGGCCGAATCTGCATAAGCTGGAGCAGAGCGTGGAGCGGCTGGAGGCGCTGCGGGGCGAATTGGCCCAGAAGCTGGACGCAGTGGCCCAGGCCCAGGCCCGGGTGGTGGTGGCCATCGAGCTGCTGGAGGACGAGCGTACCCGCCAGATGATGCGGGCGCGCTATCTGCTGGGCAAGACCTGGGTGGAAATCGGGCAGATGCTGGACATGGACGAGCGCTGGCTGCGCCGCCAGCACGCGCGGGCGCTGGAGCGCATCTGCGTGGAGGAGGCGCACCCGGAGGCATGAAACCGCGAAAAGCCCGGTCAAAAGGCAAAATTGACCCGGAAAACCCGGAAAAAAACAGGATTTGACCCTGGAAAGCCCGGTTCGACCCGTGCTATCCTGTATCATGAGGAAAGTAGGCGGCGGGGCCCGGAACAAAAACCGGGCTCCCCGCCTTTTTCCATCCCAATTTTACAGGAAAGGAGTGTGAGTGCCGATGGCCGCGCGCAAAAAAGAGGACCCCGCCCAGCGGCTGCGCCAGGAGCTGATGGCCATTGCCATGGGGGAAAAGGCCTACCCGGAATACGGCAAGAACGGCGAGGAGATGATGCAGCTGCCCAGTCTTGCCACCCGGATGAAGGCCATGGAGATGCTGGCAAAGCTGCTGGACACCCCGGCGGCGGAGCCTGCGCCCCGGGTGGTGCTGGTGGATGACATCCCGTGAGCAGCGGGCGGCGCTGAGCGGACTGATCGCCCCGGCTTTCCATGAGGCCCACAGCGCGGTGCGCCGGGGCCGGGTGGGGGAGCTGGTGCTCACCGGCGGGCGGGGCAGCGCCAAGAGCAGCTATGCGGCCATCGAGTTGCTGGTGCAGCTGATGCGCCACCCGGACTGCCACGCCGTCGCCCTGCGCCGGGTGGGCCGGACCCTGCGCACCAGTGTGTGGAGCCAGCTGCTCTGGGCGCTGGAGCGGATGGGCCTGGACGATGAATTCGAGCCCAACGTGAGCCGGATGGAGCTGGTGCGAAAAACCACCGGTCAGTGCGTCTGGTGCTTCGGGCTGGACGACGCGGCCAAGCTGAAAAGCATCAAGCCCCCCTTCGGGTACATCGGCGCGGTCTGGTTCGAGGAGCTGGACCAGTTCTCCGGCCCGGACCAGGTGCGTAGCGCCGAGCAGAGCCTTTTGCGGGGCCAGGGGCAGAGCCTGGTGATCAAAAGCTTCAACCCGCCCCCGCTGCCCTCCAGCTGGGTCAACCGGTATGTGCGCCAGCCAAAGCCCGGCATGCTGGTGGTCCATTCCGACTACCGCAGCCTGCCGCCCCACTGGCTGGGCGAGCGCTTTTTGCAGGAGGCCGAGCACCTGCGGCGCACCAACGAGCGGGCCTACCGCCACGAATACCTGGGCCAGGTGGTGGGCAGCGGCAGCCTGGTGTTCGAGAATGTGAAGCTGGTCCCAATCCCGGAGGAGGCCATTGCCCGGCTGGAGCGGCGGTACCACGGGGTGGACTGGGGCTGGTTCCCGGACCCCTGGGCCTTCAACAGCTGCGGCTACGACGCCGCCCGGCGGGTGCTGTACATCTTCGACGAGGCCACCCGCCGCCGCACCTCCAACGCGGACACCGCCCGCATCCTGCTGGAAAAGGGCGTCTGCGCGGGGGACAGCGAGACCCTCATTGCGGACAGCGCTGAGGAAAAAAGCTGCCGGGACTACCGGTCCATGGGCCTGCCCTGCCGGGGAGCGGAAAAGGGCCCCGGCAGCGTGAAGGCGGGCATGAAGTGGCTGCAAAGTCTGGCGGAAATCCGCATCGACCCGGCCCGCTGCCCGGACACCGCCAAGGAGTTCAGCGAATACGAGTACGACCGGGACCGCTCCAGCGGCCAGGTGCTGGAGGGCTATCCGGACCGGGACAATCACCACATCGACGCGGTGCGCTACGCCACCAGCCGCATCTGGCGGCGGGCGGGGGGCTGAGCCGTGCCGGAAAACAGGAAAGGAGAGAACAAATGCACAAACTGAAGGAATGGTTCTGGCGGCGCTTTCTGCCCGAGTGGGCGCGGGACCAGCTGCTGCGGGAGAACGGGGCACTGCGCAGCCAGCTGGAGAAAAAGGAGCGGGAGATCGAGCGGCTGGAGGCCTACATCCAGGGCATGCAGGCCGGGGTGCGGGCCCGCAACCGGCTGGCCGCCCGCAGCTGGGAGGTGGAGGAATGAGCGTGTTCGGCGCCGCCCTGGGGCGGCAGATCCACAGCTTTGCCCAGGCCTACCCCGGCGCGCGGGATTGCACCACCGCCGCCATGAACGCCGCCATTGAGGACTGGTTCCGCCTTTACTTTGACCGGGAGGTGACCGACGCCGAGGACCCCTGCCAGCGGCTGCCCTACACGGTGGTGAGCAAGCTGAGCCGCAGCTGCTTTGCCGAGTACCGGGCTACTGCCGATGGGGGCGAGCCCTTTGTGGCCGGGATTCTGGCCGGGCTGGACGGGGTGCGCCGCAAGGCCATGCAGCTGGCCCTGATCGGGGGCGAGGCCTGGCTCAAGCCGGTGCCGGGGCCCGGGGGCTTTGGCTTTTCGGTGATGCGGCGGGACATGGTCACGGTGCTGGGCCGCTCGCCGGACGGCGAGGCCACCGCCCTGGGCAGCGCGGAGCTTACCATGGAAAACGGCAAGTTCTACACCCTCCTGGAGCGCCGCAGCCTGGATGAGGCGGGCCGTCTGGTGATCGAGAACAAGCTCTTTTGCAGCTGGGACGGCCAGAGCATTGGCACGCCGGTGAGCCTTTCCGCCCTGCCCCGGTACGCGGCGCTGGAGCCGAAAGCGGTGGTGGGCGACGTGGGTGGCCTCGGCCTTGTGAGCCTGCGTCTGCCGCTGGAAAACTGTGTGGACGGCAGCCCCGACCCGGTGAGCGTGTACGCCGCGGCGGCGGGGCTGATCCACAACATCAACCGCAACGAGCGCCAGCTGGACCGGGAGTTTGACCACGGCGAGAGCCGGGTGTTCGCCTCGGCGGACCTTTTGGACAAGCGCAAGAATGGCCGTCCGGTGCTGCCGCCCGGCCTCTTCGTGGGCATCGACGACGACATCGCCAACACCGGCGTGACCGTGTTCGCCCCCGCTCTGCGGCAGGAAAGCTTTCTGGCCCGCAAGCGGGAATATCTGCGCAATCTGGAAAGCCTGATCGGCTTGAAGCGGGGCATTCTGGGCGAGGTGGAGGCCGCACAGCGCACCGCCACCGAGGTGACCAGCAGCCAGGGCGACTACAGCCTGACCATCCAGGAATTGCAGCAGCTGTGGGAGAGCGCGGTGCGCCGGGCGGTGGCCCTCTGCGGCAGGCTGGGCAGGCTGTACCGGATGCCCGGCGCCTTCGAGCCGGACCCGGCGCGGGCGGTGCGCATCGACTGGGGCAACGGCGTTCTGTTTGATAAGGACAGGGAATGGGCCGACACCCTGCAGCTGGTGAACGCCGGGCTGCTGAAGCCGGAGATCGCCCTGGCCTGGAAATACAGTCTGCCCTGGGAGACCGACGAGGACCTGGCCCGGGTACGCCAGCGGCTGATGCCCGGGGAAACGGCCCCGAACAATTCATGAAAAAAGGCTTGCAGGTTTTGCAAAGAACCGCAGGCCTTTTGTTTTGCCCGAAACCCAATGGAACAGGAAAGGAGAACAGAAAACAATGCAGGAATGGCTGAAGGAGCTGCTGGGCGAGGCTTATACCCCCCAGCTGGAGGAATCGCTGACCGCCGCGCTGGCCCAGCGCTTTGTGAACAGGGAGGAGCTGGATGCCCGGCAGGCCAGATGGAAGACCGAGCTGGAGACTGCCCGCGCCCAGGCTGCCGACTGGAAGCAGCAGGCCGAGCAGGCCCGCAAATCGGCGGAGGAGCAGGTGGCGGCGGCCCGCTTTGACGCGGCGCTGAACACCGCCATCGGCAAGGCGGGCGGCCGCAGCGAAAAGGCCATCCGGGCCCTGCTGGACCTGGACGGCCTGCGCACCAGCGCCGACCCGGAGGGAGCCATCGCCGCCGCGCTGGAACAGCTGGAGCAGGAAAACGGCTATCTCTTCGGCGGCATCACCCCGCCCCCCTATGCGGCGGGCACCGGTGCGGGCGCGCCCGGCGGTGAGCCGGATGAGGTGCTGCGCCGGGCCTTCGGGCTGGGCCGTGTCTGACCGGAGAACACCGGGGCCCCGGGGGCCTCCCGCGTTTTTGCCCCGCTGTTTTGCCAAGTCTTAAATAAACAAATTGTATACAACAGGAGGAAAATACACTATGGCTAACAAGATTACCACCGCAGGCAAATTCATCCCTCTGCTGGACGAGGTGTACCGCACCGTGTCCCTCACCGCCAAGCTGGACGGCCCCGAGGAGCTGGTGCGCCAGGGCGCCAACGCCAACGAGCTGATCATCCCCATGATCGAGCTGCAGGGTCTGGGCGACTACGACCGCAACAGCGGCTATGTGTCCGGCGACGTGACCCTGACCAACGAGACCGTGAAGTGCAACTTCGACCGGGGCCGCATGTTCACCGTGGACAACATGGACGACGCGGACAGCGCCGGCATCGCCTTCGGCCGTCTGGCGGGCGAGTTCATCCGCACCAAGGTGGCCCCCGAGCTGGACGCCTTCCGCTTCGCCAGCTACGCCTCCAAGGAGGGCGTGACCCAGAAGGAGGAAACCCTGGAGGACGGCGCGGCGGTGCTGGCCGCCCTGCGCGTTGCCACCAACGCCATGGATGAGGCCGAGGTGCCCATGGAGGACCGTCACCTCTTCATCACCCCCACCCTGGACGGCATGATCGCCGATCTGGACACCACCAAGAGCCGGGAGATTCTGTCCCGCTTTGCCAGCAAGACCCTGGTGCCCCAGACCCGCTTCTACACCGCCATCGACCAGAAGGATGGCCACACCGGCGGCCAGGAGGCGGGCGGCTACGCCAAGGCGGACGACGGCAAGGAGCTGAACTTCATGGTCATCCACAAGCCTGCCCTGATCCAGTTTGAAAAGCACGTGGCCCCCAAGATCGTGACCCCCGACCAGAACCAGGAGGCGGACGCCTACAAGTACGGCTACCGCAACGTGGGCGTGGCCGACGTGTACAAAAACAAGCTGGCCGGCGTGTACGCCAGCCACAAATCCGCCTGAGCCTATGGTGGAGTACGCATTTTACCGGGACGTTTGGGCCGGTGAGATGACCGAGCAGGAGTTCGCGGCGGCCGAGCGGGCCGCCGCGGCTCAGCTGGGGCGCTACAAGCGCATCTACCGGGTAACGGCCCCGGAGGAAAACAGCGAGGCCCTGGCGGTGTGCGCCATGGCCGAGGCGATCCACTTTTATGAAGCGGCGGAAAACGGCGGTGTGCTGTCCGGGATGCAGCTGGGCAGCCTGAGCCAGACCAGCGCCGCCCCCGCGCCGGATCTGAGCCCCGCCGCCAAAAGCCGGGAGCTCTACCGCTGCGCCGGGCTGTATCTGGACATCCGGCGGGATGAACAGGGGGTGGCGGCATGCGGCTGACCGGTGGCTTGCCGGATTATCGCTTCTGCACCCACACCGTCACGGTGTATCACGCGGTGTTCCGGCCGGAATTTTCCTGCCGCCGCACGGTGCTGCGCGGAGTCTGGCTGGATGAGCGGGATTCCGGCGGGGCGGATGCAATCGGGGCCACCGGGCAGCGGTACTGCTTTCTGCTGGCCCCCTGCGGCGGGCAGTGGCCCGCCTGGCGGCCCGGCGGCGAGGGCGCGCAGCCGGAGGAGGACTGGTTCTCGCTGGAGCCGGGGGACCGGGTGCTGCCCGGCGAGGGCCCGGAAATCGAGACGGCGGACCAGTGGCGCGCCTTTGTGCCCGCGGCGGTGCCGGGCCTTGCGGTGATCCGCGAGGTGGCGGCCAAGCGGCTGGACGGACAGGTGCGCCACGTGGAGGCCCAGACCGAATGGTACAAAAAATGGTAAAGGGGGGAATCAGCATGCTGGAACAGCTGCGCGAATGGCTGGAAGGCTGGCCCGGCTGGGACAGCACGCCCGCAATCGCCATCGACGGGCTGGACCTGGCGGGGGGCGCGGTGTCGCTGCGGCCGGGCGGCGCGTCCGAGAGCAATTTTCAAGAAAACATCCTGGGCGGGGGCCGGCTTTCCACCAGCTACCGGTTCTGGCTGGAGCTGCGGCTGGAAAAACCTGTGGGCGACCCCGGCGCGGGGCTGCACAACGCGGCCCTGGTGCTGGCTTTGCAGGACTGGGTGAACACCCAGAACGCCCGGGGCCGGGTGCCCCAGCTTTTTGAATCCGGCCGCCAGAGCCTGCGGGCGCAGGGAGCCGGGCTGCAGCAGGCCGGGCCGGATGGCCTGGCCCGCTACCGGCTGGAGCTGGTGGCGGAACACATCACCGAACTGAAAGGAGAAACAGATGGAGAAGAACAAGAAAATTGAGCGCAAGTGGATGGCCCACTACATCGACGCCGCCGAACCCGGCGCGCTGGAGGGCAGCCCCAACTATGTGCGGCTGGGCAAGGACCTGGAGGAGTACAGCCCCGAGCTGAGCGCCAACGTGGAAAAGACCCGGAACATTCTGGGTGAGACCAGCACCCTGGTGACCAGCTACGAAAAGAGCGGCAGCGTGGAGACCTACTACGCGGTGGTGGGCGACCCCCTGTTTGAGCGGCTGCAGGGCATCGTGGACGAGTGCAAGATCCTGGACGGCTGCGACACCACCGTGGTGGAGGTGCACATGTGGGAGGAGGAGGACCCGGAAAAGGGCTTCCCCGCCGTGAAAGACGACGCGGTCATCGAGGTGAGCAGCTACGGCGGCGATTCCAACGGCTATCAGATCCCCTTCACCATCCATTACAAGGGCGCACCGGTGAAGGGCCACTTCAAGGCGGACACCAAGACCTTTACCCCGGCCGAGGAGTAAGCAGCTCAGCCGCCCCGCCCGGGCCGGGAAGCAGTGGCCCGGGCGGCATCTTGAAAACAGCAGGGAGGAACGAGAATGCAGGAATTGAACATCGACACCGGCGTGCGGGAATACCGAATCAACGGCGGCGGGGTGCTGCGCTTCAACCCCAGCGACCCCAACGTGTACAGCCGGTTTTTGCAGGCGGCGGACCGGATCGCCGCCATTGAGCAGGAAATGGCCGAGGAGGGCCGCGCGGCCCAGGCCACCGGCCAGAAGGCGCTGGAGCTGCTGGCAAAGGCCGACCGGTCGGTGAAGGAGGTGCTGGCCTGGGTGTTCGGCGAGGAAAACGACTTCGACCGGCTGCTGGGCGGCGTGAACCTGATGGCGGTGGTCGCCAACGGCGAGCGGGTGGTGACCAATCTGTTCGCGGCGCTGCAGCCCCAGGTGCAGGCGGGAGCCGAGGCCTTTCTGAGCGCGAAGGCCCAAGCCCTTGCCGCCGCCGCGGATGCCCGGGAGGCAGCAAGGCGGGAGGCGGCCCGGTGACCGGCTGGGACCTGCCCGAGGCGCTGGAGATCGCCGGGCGCATCGAGCCCATCCGGGCGGACTTCCGGGAGGTGCTGGAGGTCATCCGCCTGCTGGACGATGCCGCCGAGCCGCCCGAGGCGCGGGCCTTTCTGGCTATGGGGGTGTTTTACCGGAAGTTTGCCGCCCTGCCCCCGGCGCTGCGGGGGCAGGCCATGGAGGCCATGCTCCGGTTTTTGGCGGGCGGCGAAGAGGACAGCGGCCCGGCGGGTCCCCGGCTGATCGACTGGCAGCAGGACCTGCCCCTGATCGTGGCGGATGTGAACAAGGCGGCCGGGTGCGAGATCCGGGCGCTGCCCTTCGTGCACTGGTGGACCTTTCTTGCCTGGTTCGGGGCCATCGGGGAGGGGCAGCTGTCCGCCGTGGTGGCCATTCGGGACAAGCTGCGCCGGGGCAAAAAGCTGGAGGGCTGGGAGCGGGAATTTTATCAGCGCAACCGGGCTCGGGTGGACCTGAAGCCCCGCTACACCCCCGAGGAGCAGGCCGAGCGGGAGCGGCTGAACCGGCTGCTAAAGGATTGAGAAAGGAGGGAAATGAATGGACAAGCAAACGACCTGGCTGGACCTGCTGGTGGGCGATGCCAAACAGGCCGAGCGGGACACCCGCAGCACCGTGATGAAGCTGGCGGCGGATTACCGAAAATTGGGGCTGGACCAATCCGCCGCACTGCGGCTGGCCTGGCAGCAGGTGAAGGCCGCGCAGGACGAGGCCGCATCCAGTGGCGGGCAGCTGCTGCAGGTGATGCAGGGGCAGCTGGGCGGGCTGGGCCAGGTGCTGGCGGCCTTTGCAGAGGGGCTGCGCAAGATCGGCGAGGGGGTGAATTGGCTGCTGTTCGGCGACGGGGCCGATTCGGCCGACGCGCTGGCCCAAAGCAGCCGGGCAGCCGCCAAGGGCCAGCAGACCCTGACCAAAAGCACCAAGGCAGCCGCCAAGGCGGTGGCCCGCACGGTGCTGGGCATCGACGAGCTGAACCTGGTGCAGCAGCAGGCGAGCGGCGGGGGCGGTTCCACTTCCGGCGGCGGCAGCGGCGGCACGGCGGGCGAAGAGGTGGACGAGGCCCAGAAAAAGTGGGTCGGCCTTGTGAACCTGCTCCGCCCGGTGCTGGACGAAGTGAACCGGCTGTTCGCCCCCAGCATCGAGGCCTGGGGCAAGGCCTTCGGCCAGCTGGCCCGGGCCGCCAAAAGCGCCTGGGCCGTCATCCGGGACAGCGCCCTGGAATTGTGGGACACCGCCCTGCGCCCGTTGGGGGAGTATCTGCTGGGGGAGTTCATCCCCAATATCGTGAACGCCTTTTCCGAGACCTTCGCCCCCATCGTGGGTGCGGTGGGCGAGCTTTTTCTGGAGCAGTTCGCCCAGAACTTCTCGCTGGGCTGCCAGCTGGTGGGCGACGCCATCCAGAATTATCTGATGCCGCTGCTGGGCTTTTTGCAGCAGGTGGTGCAGGATATGCTGGCCGCGGTGAGCGAGGCCTGGGCGGTGTACGGCCAGCCCATTCTGGACCGGCTGGCCGAGGGCTTTGAACAGCTGCGGAACTGGGTGCAGACGCTCTATTACGAGCTGATCCGCCCGGTGCTGGATGAGCTGATGGCCCGGCTGCAGGAGCTGTGGGAGGAGCATCTGGCCCCTTTGTGGGAAAACCTGACCCTTTTGTTTGGCGCGGTGATGGAGCTGATCGCCATTTTGTGGACCGAGGCCCTTCTGCCGCTTTTGCAGAACATCACCGATACCTTCGCGCCGCTGGTGGCCGGGGCGGTGCAGTACGTTGTGGACAGCTTCTTCAACGGGCTGGGGACCATCGCCAAGGTGGCGGACGGCATCGCCGGAGTTCTGCGCGGGCTGTGCGAGTTCGTGAGCGGCGTGTTCACCGGCGATTGGGACCGGGCCTGGCGCGGCCTGAGCGACATCTTTGAAAGCGTGTGGGACACCATGGTCGGCGTGGCAAAGCAGGGGGTGAACGGAATCATCGACCTGGTGAACGCCATGCTGCGGGCACTGACCGGCGGCATGAACGCGGTGATCGACCGGCTGAACGGCATCGGGGTGGAGATCCCCTCCTGGGTGCCGGACTACGGCGGCCAGCACTTCGGCGTGAACCTGCCCCGGGTGCCGGAATACCAAATTCCCCGGCTGGCAAAGGGCGCGGTGCTGCCCGCCAACCGGCCATTCCTGGCGGTGGTGGGCGACCAGCGGCGGGGCACCAACGTGGAGGCCCCGCTGGAGACCATCCGTCAGGCGGTGGCGGACGTGCTGGGCGGCGCGGGCGCGGCTCAGCTGTACGTGAGCCAGCCCATCGAGGTCAAGCTGGACGGCCAGGTGCTGTACCGTGCCATGGCGAAGATCGAGGCCAACCGGGGCGTGCGCATCGGCGGCGCCTTCGCCGAGGCCTATTGACCAAGGCGCAGGAAAGGAGGTGGTGCCTATGGAGGGGCAGGCCCCGGCGGGGGCGAAGCAGGACCGAACAAAAACCAAACAAATCAAACAACAAAAATCAGACAACGAAAAGGAGAACTGAATTATGGCTATGAATACTGGCGTTTATCCCGTATACGAAAACAAGTTTAAGATCGGCACCAATGGCCGTGCAAGCGAAGAGGGCGATATGGTCGCCATTGCCGAGCTGGAAACCTTTGAGGTGAGCATCGACGGCAACACCGTGGAGTGGAGCCCCATGGAGATGGGCTGACTCGGAATAGGGCGGCGCTGCCCACGGACTGGCGATTTTGTGCAACTGACTGCGTCAAAACGGCTCGACAACCACCAAGGGTGCCTTCGCCGTTTTTCCTTGCATTTGCAGCAAAATCGCCGGGCCGTGGGTGCTTTGCAGTTTTGGCGCCGGGGTTTGGATGCAGAGGCCATTGAAGCGGGCGCGCGGAATACTTGGTGTATTTCCAAGCCCGCTGCGATGCGCCTATGCGCCAAACCCCTAAGCCAAAACCAGTGCCGCCCTGTTCCGAGCCAGCCATGGGTTGGTTGAGACGTATGGTGACCGGCAAGGCACTGACCGTCACCCTCACCGGCAAGCGCTGCCTGGGCGATGCGGGCAACGATTACGTTGCCCAGAGCGCCTGGACCACCGGCGACGGCTGCGCCAGCAAGTTTGAGTGGGAGTTCCCCAGCGGCGCAAAGCTGGCCTTCGACTGCGTGCTGAACGTGACCAACCCCGGCGGCGGCGAGAGCCGCGACGTGGCCATTCTGGAGGTGGAAGTGATGAGCGACGGCAAGCCCACCTTCACCCCTGCACTGGAAGGCTGACTGGCAGCCTGAGAAAAACCGAAAACGCCCGGGGGCCATCCGCCTCCGGGCACTGATTGAAAAAGGAGTGTAAAACAAATGGCAAAACTGTATACCCTGGACGAAAAGCTGCTCACCGATACCCCGGAGATTCGGGTAAAGGACAAGCTGTACCTGGTGGATAACCGGCAGAAAACCGTGCGTAAGCTGATGCAGATCAACACCGACCAGATGGACGGCAGCCAGGTGAGCGAGCAGATGGATCAGACCCTGAAGCTGGCCCTGGGCGAGGCTGCCTTTGCGGAGATCGACAAGATGGACCTGCCCTTCCCCGCCTATCAGAAGCTGTTCGAGCTGGTGATGGCGGCCATGACCGGCGAGGAGGAGCAGGCGATGGAGCAGCGATTTCAGCAGGCAAAGCACAGCGCCCGGGCCTGAGTGGTATGACCTGGAATTCGACGCGCTGCTGATCGAGCAGAGCATCGCCAAGCAATATGGGGTGCTGCCTCATTTGCAGGGGGAGCTGAGTTGGCCGGAGTGGAGCAAGCTGGTGAGCGGCCTGATGGACGACACCCCTCTGGGCCGGGTGGTGGCGGTGCGCAGCGAGCGGGATCGAAAAATGCTGGAAAAATTCACTCCACAGCAGCGGAAAATGCGCAGCGAGTGGGCAGCGTTCCGGGCCCGAAAGGCGGCCAAAGCCTTCACCGGCGAGCAGCTGCGCCGCCAGATGGACGATCTGGAGCAGATGATGGCAAAGGCGTTCGGCAGCTGACGGCAGGCAGAAAAAAGCCGCTCCCCGCAAAAAAGCGGGGAGCGGCAAAACAGGCGAAAGGAAGGCGATTTTATAAATTCAGCAGCTGCTTTTTCTTCGTGTCGAATTCTTCCTGGGTGATGATGCCGGAGTCGAGCAGTTCTTTCAGGCTTTTTAAGGCTTCTGCGGCCTGAGCCATATTATCAGATGCCGAAGATTCGGATTCCGAGGATTCGGAATTTTGCGATTTGTCGTAAATCATCTGATTGATAAGGTCGCGGGCTTTTTCCATTAAAATATGCCGGTCGCTGTTAAGATGGAAGATGGAGGATTTTCCATAAACACTTAAATACGAAGAAGTGTAGGAGCGGGAAAATTCAATGGATTCAATGGTATCCACCGGAATCTGATCTAAGGTCCAATTGTCTTTATTAGGACCGTAATAGTACAAAACACGTAGATTGGTAATGATCAAAATTCCCATAAGACCGCCGATCTTATCGTGCGTGTCGCCCAGGTCGATTTTAGCGGCAAATGAAACATCTTCATTTGCTAGTAAAGAGGATTTGATTGCACGGATATCCCGTGGGAGAGGTTCAGCAAAAGCCCGCTTTACTTTGCTGAAAAGACCAGTAGAGATTACGCTAAGTGATTCTTCAAATGCTTGCTCCAGTGTCATGAGAAACCCTCCTTACTATTTTGGAAACAGTATAGCATAGTGAAGATAAAATTTCAATGAAAGGAGATTGGTTTGTGAAAGAGACTAATCAAAATATAAGTTGGAGGTGAAATGAATTGGCAGAAATCAATACGGCGGATATTGAAAAAAGTAATAAATTGTTGGAAACACAGAAGGAACTAATCTCAAAAATCTCCAGTGCTATGGGAGCTTTGAAAAGAGTGTACAAAGATTCGCTGGATTCTCAAAAAGCAGCCATGAATGAAGCGGTCAAAGGAGCGGAAAGCCAGAAAAAAGCCACCGAGCTGCAAACGAAGGCGCTGGAGAAGCAGAAAGCCGCGGTGGAGCAGAGCAAGGCCAAGCTGGAGGAATGGGCCGCAAAGGGTGAGCAGTCGCTGAAAAAGCTGCAAAGCGGAATGAGCGGCCTGGGCAAGGGCATTTCCGCCATCGGCGGGCCGCTGGTGACCGGTGCTCTTGGTATGCTGGGCGGCGGGCTTGCCACCATGCTCAAGGAAAACGAAACCCTGAAGGCTTCGCTGGAAAGCGTGAAGTCCAGCCTGCAGGGTGCGTTCGCTCCGATTACCGAGGCGGTGCTGCCGCTGGTGGATACCTTCGCCCAGACCATCAGCGGCTTGGCCCAAACGGTAGCTCCGCTGCTGAGCAATGTACTGGGCAGTGTTAGCAAGGTCGCTGCGGGTATGCTTGGCGGCGTGGACCTGAGCGGTCTGCTTACGCCGCTCACCGCCGGGCTGGACGGCATCCTTGGCATGTTCTCCAAGCTGGGGCAGGCCACCGGCACATGGATGCAGGGGCTGGACCTTTCCGGTCTGGCGGGCAGCTTCACCGGTCTGGCGTCGGCCATCGGGCCGGTGGTCAAACCATTCGCGGGTGCCGTTCGGCTGACAAAAAAGCACGAAAAGAAACACACAGAAAAAGGGATGGGAGAGGTCGGCAGGATAAGGCGAAAGGAGGGGATGCCTATGGACGCGGCGGCGTAAAAAGAAAAAGCCCCCTTTGGAACAAAGGGGGCGGAAAACGAAGGGAGGGTGATAGTCACAAGCCCAGCAGCTGCTTTTTCTTCGCGTCGAATTCTTCCTGGGTAATGGCGCCAAGGTCAAGCAGGCTTTTCAGATTCTTGATGGCTTCTGTGATCTGGTCCATGTTATCGGCGGGATTGGTCTGGATGGGGGCAGCGGCTTCCGGCTCAGGTTGTGCATAGCGAAGCTCGTCGACTGCTTTTTTCAGACGCTCCACAACTGCCAGTTCATCGTGAATCACAAAAACGATGTTCCGGCCGTTTACACGTAGATATGCTTCTTTTGGGTCGGTATCGTAGTATACATCTGTGATGTCGTCTGCGGAGATTTCATAAGAAAAGGAGCGTTTATCAGAATAGCGGCAGAAGAAAATGCGCGCATTGCTTACCATGAGGGTGCCATAGACTTCGTCGCTTGGATTATATCTGTAGCTAGCGAAACCAGCCGGATAAAAGCTTGCAGCCATACGGCAGGCAAATGTGATGCTTTCGCTTGGAAGGAACATTGAAACACAAGCATCATACTCTTGACGGAAAGGACGGTAAAGTGCACCAGTAAGCTTGAACATGAAGTTTTTTCGACGAAGCTCATAGGTCTCATTCAAAGCATCAATCAGTTCCATGAAACGGCCTCCTAAAGTACTTGTTTAATAATTAGTATAGCATACAGGTCGTGAAAATCAATGGAAGAAATATCGTGATGTAGTAACGCTATAGAGCAAGAATGTGAGGTGACATTTTTGATAAATATTGCTGACATTAAGTTGGAAAATAAGCTTTTAGAACAACAGAAAAAATTAGTGGAAACACTAAAAGACGCTTATAAAAGCAGCTTTGATGCGCAGCGGGAAGCAATGGGAATGGAGAAAAAATTTTCTCAGGAGGCGCAGAAAGCTACCGAGCTGCAAACGAAGGCGCTGGAGAAGCAGAAAGATGCGATTGATGAAAGCAAGGAAAAGCTGAACCAGTGGGCGGTGAGGGCTGAGCAGTCAATGAAAAAGCTGCAAAGCGGAATGAGCGGTCTGGGTAAGGGCATTGCAGCCATCGGCGGGCCGCTGGTGACCGGTGCGCTTGGTATGCTGGGCGGCGGGCTTGCCGGTATGCTCAAGGAAAACGAAGCCCTGAAGGCTTCGCTGGAAAGCGTGAAGTCCAGCCTGCAGGGTGCGTTCGCTCCGATTACCGAGGCGGTGCTGCCGCTGGTGGATACCTTCGCACAATCGATCGCGAATGTGGCGCAGGCTGCGGCGCCATTTGTCAACTCCTTTGTCCAGATAATCGGCAGTCTGGTTCAGACGGTGACCCCGCTGCTGAACGGAGTGATGGGGGGAATCGGTGAAGCGCTTTCCGGCGTGGACCTGAGCGGTCTGCTTGCGCCGCTCACCGCCGGGCTGGACGGCATCCTTGGCATGTTCTCCAAGCTGGGGCAGGCCACCGGCACATGGATGCAGGGGCTGGACCTTTCCGGTCTGGCGGGCAGCTTCGCCGGTCTGGCATCGGCCATCGGGCCGGTGGTCCAGTTGGCCATGGGCGGCCTTGCCTGGGCCTGGCAGAACGTACTTCTGCCCTTGAGCGGCTGGGCCATCCAAAGCGTTGCCCCGGCGTTTTTCGATCTGCTGAGCGCGGCGATGCAGGCGCTGAACCCCATTGTGGAGGCGTTCCAGCCCTTCGCCCAGTACTTATGGGAAAGCTTTTTGCAGCCCCTGGCCGAATGGACCGGCGGTGTTGTGGTGACCGTGATCGGGGGCATTGTGAACGGGCTGACCCTGTTCTCCGCCTGGATCAGCGAGAACATGGAGATGGTGCAGCTGATCGTGACGCTGGTGGGCTCCTTTGCGGCGGCCTGGGTGCTGGTGAACACCGCCCTTGCGGTGTGGAACGTGATCAGCCTGGTGGCCACTGCGGGAGCCACAGCCCTGGGCGCGGCAGTGGCGTTCCTCACCTCGCCGGTCACGCTGATCATTGCGGGAATTGCGGCGCTGATTGCCGTGGTCGCGCTGTTGATCACCCACTGGGATCAGGTGAAGCAGGTGGGTGCAGCCGCGCTGCAGTTCCTTCAGGAAGTATGGGCGGCGGCCTGCGAGTGGTTCAATGCGGTCGTGGTGCAACCGATCATCACGCTGTTCAGTACGTTCTGGCAGATCGTGCAGAATCTGGCCCAGCTGGCGTTGAGTAAGCTGCAGGCCCTCTGGGGTACGCTGTGCGGCTGGATGCAGCGGCTCGTGATTGACCCGCTGACCAGCGCCTGGACCGGATTCAAGGACATTGTCCTTAACCTGTGGGACGGCATCGCGGACGGTGTGCGCGGAGCGGTGAATTCCATCATCGGCTTTGTGAACGGCATGATCCGCGGGGCGGTGGAGGGCGTGAACACCGTGATCCGGTTGCTGAACAGCATCAGCTTTGAGGTTCCCTCTTTGGTGCCGGAGATCGGCGGCATGACCTTCGGGTTCGACATCCCCACCGTGAGTGCGCCCCAGATCCCCATGCTGGCAAGGGGCGGTGTGATCCGCCAGCCGGTGCTGGCCATGATGGGCGAGTACGCGGGCGCGGCCACGAATCCCGAGATCGCCGCGCCGGAAAGCCGCCTGCGGGAATTGATGGCCGAGCAGAACGGCCCGGTGCTGGCAGCGATTTTGCAGCTGGCCCAGGCGGTGAGCAGCGGCGGCGCGCGGGAGCTGGTTGCAAATCAGCCCATCGAGGTCAAGCTGGACGGCCAGGTGCTGTACCGCGCCATGGCGAAGATCGAGGCAAACCGGGGCGTAAAGATTGGAGGTGCGTTCGCAAATGCCTATTGATTTGAAGGAAAACAAGGGCTTTATCTATCTGGGGGCCACGCCCCAGACCGACCGGAGCAATTATGCCATTGCGGCGCCTTACCCCACCCAGGGCAAGGCGCCTTTTACTACCAGCCGCATGGTGGATTCGGCCCGCAACGCCCAGGGCACCATGGTGGGCCGGATGGTGGGCCGCAGCGTGGACAAGCAGGAGCTGGGCTGGCAGACCATCAGCCCCGAGCTGTGGTGGGAGATGAACCGCTGGTTTGAGGACGGCCACTTCACCTTTTACTGTCACTATTTCAGCCATAACCTGGGCCGGTGGGAGACGCGGATGTTTTATCTCAGCGACGTGAGCTGCAGCCCGGTGAACGTGGATGCGGCCACCGGAATGCCGGAGTATTACGAGGATGCCAGCTTCAGCGTGGTGGATTGCGGGGTGATCTGATGCAGCAGGTAAGCGATGCCTACCGGCAGGAGATGACAAAGCCGGTGCTGGGCGCGGCAAAGCTGGCCGTGACCCTGAGCGTTGTGGACGAGGACGCAGCC